CTACGATATGATATATCTTTTTCAGAAGCAGGCGCTATTCCTCTATCGGCCAGTAGTTTCTTCTGTTCTGTAGTCAGATCAGTTAATTTTTCCGCTTCTTGGGCCAATCCCATACTATCTCTGGCTTCGGCTCTTTTCTTTTTATCAGAAGTGAACAGGTCATATCTCATATCACCGGGCTTTCCGGTGAAGACTCTTTTTGCACCTTCAAGCTGAGTTTTTACAAATCCTTTTGGAATTGCAGTACCCGTTGTCGTGTCTTTGCCACTAACGGCACGCTTCAAGCGATTTCTAAATGTGTCTTCTTTTCCTTTAAGACCCATATCATTTGCTTGAAAATATTGCTCTTTAGCTGCCTTTCCGGCATTCGCAAATCTAGTTGCGGCGTCTGTATTACCTGAAGCCTGTGCAACGGCTTGTCCCTTTTTAGCAAGAGCAAGCACCTCTTTGATACCTTTATTGAATCCTTCTAGATTCTTTTCTGTCAACTTACCAATTTCTTTGACAAGTTCGGTCAGCATTTTACGTTCTTCGTCGGTATACTGTTCTAAGTCTTTGCTTATGTTTTCTGTGGCAGCGGATAAAATCTTAGCAGCTTTTTCGCCATCCACAGTAGTCACTGAAAAAGGATTCGTAGTTTCCTTAATTTTTTCTAATTGAGTTTCTTTCCCCACGCCAGAACCAGACGAACTCAATAATTTTTTGATGTCTTTTGCTTGACCTATAACCTCATCCAGACGGTCGACAACAGGATCTGGCCCATTATTAGGGGCAGTCTGTAGTCTATCTGATAGTCCTTGTAAGTTACTGGCCATTTCTTAATAATCCTGTTGGTTCTGTTCTGCTTTTTTCTTCAAGTGGGTCATCAACAATCCAATGTAAACTTCCCTTTCCCATGGCATCATATTTTCAAGTTCTGACAGACTGTATTTGTGTTCTTGCATTAAAATAAAGTTTGTCTTATAATGATTCATCAAATTATCATGAGAAAGGGTTATTCGAAAAAATTTTCTACACCGTCTATTAATACCGTATTTTCTGTTTCACATTTAACACATGTATAATCAATTGTCTTTTCAAGTCTTGGTGAAGTCTGGAAAAATTCTACTATCTTTTCAAACTGCTGTGTCGAAAGACTGTTAATAAACTTTTCTACTTCTTCTGGACCTTCATCCTCTGCGTTGTAGATTTCGTCTTGGTCGAAGATTTTATCTATACACGCTACGACAAGATTGAATGCTGGAGTTTCATCATCGACTAAAATTTCTGCCTTTGGATATTTCATAATCACGCCAACGGCATCTGAAAGCATTATCTTATTCGTATGATTTTCGGGAAAATCGATTGTCAACGAATTCAAATCTAATGTAGTCTCAGTCTTGTGTCCACATTCACCGCAAATCAAAACGAAATCAGTGACACTGCCAATAGACTGGGAGCGTAATTGAATAAATGCATACTGTAGATCAAAAAACGGCAAGTCTCTGCCCTGCACATTTCCATTAGAGCAAGATGTAACAATATCTTGCATAGCCTTTATCATCTCTTTTGGCTCGTTGGATTCTTGAGCCAAGATAAGTATCTTTTCCTCTTTTACGAGAAAGGGGCGAAACTCAATTTCATTTGATAAAGAATGCAACTTTACTCTGAAAGTCGGAGTAGTCATAGTTGGCAACGGCATAATTTAGTCCTTCATTAATTAAACTGGTATTACAAACCATCTTTTATATGTAAATGTCACTGGTAATCTAATAGGCTGTGTGTTACTATTAGACATTTGAATGGGTGCAATCGATCTTGGAAATACATCTTCTATTTCCCATTTGGCAACGACTTCATCTTTATTATTCAAGGCAGTTACTATCATGCCGCCATAATATTTGTTCGGGAAAGCAATTTCACGGGTTCTCTTATTGATAATTCCGCGCATCCAATCTCCGAAAAAGTCTTTTGCTGCCCATGTCGCATCAACTAAAAACGTAAAGGTAATTGAGTCTCCACCAAAATCAATTGCGCTGGCACGTTGTTCATTTAAATTGTTGATTCTAACTGGTCTAGTTCCAAGGAGTATTCCTGGAATCATAGCATCTTCTACAAATAGAGACAGATGATTGGCTGAACGACCGGCAGATGTTAAGTGTGTGGCCATTCTTTGTCCGCCTGGCACTCTTTTACCGTCGTCGCCCATCAACTCTGCTGGTGGAATTATTTGCACTTCAAATCTATGTGAACGAGCAAAATCTCTTTTTCTCGTCTCCGCGCGGAAATTTGCCAAGCTATTATATGCTTGTTCCATTAAATCTTGCTCCTAGTGTCTCTGAAAACTGATTCTTTAGTTGCACCAACAAACGCTTCAACTGGTAAGAATATCGCTGCTTTCCAATCAACAGGATTAATTTTCATGAATTGTGACCTTACATGTGTAGTCAAATAATGTTTGATGCAAGGTTTAATTTCCGCGGCTGTTTGTAGACTATTTAAAAGATTATATGACAAGCGCATTTTGCTGGTTGGTGTAAGCGTCTTGGAATCCGCAAAGTTCATCAATTCACCCAAAACTTTTGCTCTTAACAGGTAAGGCAAATAGTGAACGTTAATACCATAGAAACCTCCTTTAGCTGGACCGAACGGCAATACTAAAGGAAAAGTATCGTAAAACGGTAGTTCGTTTTTAAACTTCGGGTCATAGAAATACATATACATCGCACCAATCTCTACCTTGCTGGTAAGACTGCCGATATCAGATTGCATCACTGTGTTTCCAGAAACTCTTGCGCCCACGAGGCTCTTAACGTTGCGCATATACCAGTCAATGGACTTCTGTCCATCTCCTACTTGCGCACGAAGTTTCTGAAAGGCGTTATTTGATGGCATTAACGGCCCTGACCTCTATACTTCTTAAAATTGCGGCGCTTATGCTTGTTCATCGTGCTTAGTTTGACTCCCTTGCGGCGAGGTGCGAATACTGTCTTTGTATTTCCTGTTGCTTTAGCCATGGTATAAATCTCCTTAGTGTATATTTATGCTTTAATTCCAAGTTCTTTTTCAGTTAATATCATAAATTCCCAACCATTATCTTCGCAAAATTCAGTTGCATACTTCCACTTGGCTTGATTTACACCCCAAGTCATAACTTCATTTAGAAATTGTTTAGTCTTTCTCGCAGGAATTTTCGGCTGCTGAACAAATTTAGCAGGCTTTATTTCAATTAAGTATTTTTTTACTTTACCGCTACTCTCTTGGACTTTCATATAAAAATCTACAAAGTATCGGTGGACTCTATTATCTTTGGGTGAAATATAAGGAATAGCCAGTTCTTCTGAACCCCATTCTAATACACTTGGATTACTATCGCACCATTTCATAAACTTTAGCTCCCAGCTAGAACGATATATAATTCTACCAGGATCACCAATATACTTCTTAGGATTTTGTATTTTGTAGAGACCTTTCATAGTCTCCTTTGTGTATGTCATATAAATAGTCCAAACCAAGCTCAATAGGATATTTATTAGAAATGGCAGAACAAAAAAGAGAGCCGGCAAGCCCAAAGCAGTCCGCTTCTTCTCCTTCTCCTGAAGGAAGATTTAATAGAGACACTTCGGGTATGGTCAATCCATTCAGTGGAAGAAGTAAAGCGTCCAAGACATTTACATATCCGGAAAGTTTAGCTACTGTTAACGACCAAAGTGAACACACACATTGGATAGCTTTTTATCCTCTTGTTAGAGAAGGTACCACCGCAGCAAATGCATTGAGGGACTCTGGTAGAGCTACTATTTTTGAAACTTCAGGCCAACAAAGAGTCGATGCAGAACATGCAACAGCCGCTGGTGCCGCACTAGGTGGAAAACTTGCTGCCGAAACATTAGGTACTGCTGGTCTTGCAGGATTGAAGAGTATTATGGGCGCTAAAGGTGGGTTATCAAACTTCTTTAAATCTGGTGCGGCTGGAACAGCCGGCACGGTGGCAGCACTGGGTATAGCTGCCGGGGTGGCAGCTGGTGCGGCTCTTAATGGTATAGGCGCAAGAAGATTGATTATGGGATCTAAAGCAATCGTTTTAGGCATTCAAGATAAACTTAGCTACGGTTATTCGGCAAACTATGATGTTGCTGATATAGGAGGTTTTGTCGGCGCCGCGGCAACGGGTAACTTTAGTGGAGAAGCCTCACTAGGAGATGTCGGTACCGATGTTGGTGCATTAGCAGCCAGAAAATTAGCAAGTCTTGCAGGTGCAATTGGCGGAAATCAGGTTACAAACTTAAAAGAAGCTACATCAAAAACAGTAGAGAACCCGTATAAAGAGCAGTTGTTTAAAAATATGGGATTCAGAAAATTTGGTTTTGAATATAAATTTGCACCCAGAACATATGAAGAAGGTTTAACAGTTTTTGGTAAATCGGAGGCCAGGGGTGGCGTCGGTGGTATTATTGGGACATTTCTTGAACATATGCATCCAGAACCTAGTAATGCTGGCGTATTTTTAATTTATCCGTCAGAGTTTTTAATTGTAATCTATCATAAGTCTGGCGCAGAAAACACCTGGGTCAGAAGAATATCAAATTGTGCCCTCACAGGAATGAATATCGATTATGGCGCAGATGGGTTCACCACTTTTCAAGGAACTAACGGTATGCCAACAGAAGCCACCATTAGACTCGAATTTACCGAACTCGAAACTCTTACAAACAAACGCTCAAAGCTGGGATATTAATTATGTCATATTTTAGCAACTTTCCATCGGATATACTTAAAATTGGAAATGAATACAAGTATGTCACAGATATTTTCAGACGAGTTTATACAAATACGTTTGCGACACACTATTCGGAACTAGAGACCGTAACTATTCCTGAAGGATATACAGTCGAGCAAGTCAGCGATTTATATTATGGTTCACCCACATATCACTGGGTTATTATGATTTTAAATAACATCGTTGACATTAGAGAAGAATGGCCGAAGTCGGGTGCAGATTTGATTGAATATAGCAAACTAAAATATGGCGGTCTGGAAGAATTATACGATGTTCATCACTATGAAAACGATGAGGGCATCACGGTACAATCTAGTTATACTGAAAATAAAATCGCAGTTACGAATATCGAATATGAAGAAATACTGAATGATGCTAAGAGAGAAGTCAAGATTTTAGAACCTAAGTATCTTAACTCATTCGTAACTAAATTCCAGACATTGATTTCAAGGTAATATAATGGTAGACTTTCTTAGTTTTTTGGGTGCATCTAAGCCCAAGGGAGATCCTGAATATGAAGGCGATGGGGATCTCTTTTCAAATGAAGAAGACTTCGATGAGTCGGCCTTTGCTGATCTGAATCCTGCAATTCTACAAAAAGCGGGTGATGTTATTTACAACGAGGTGTTGCTAGTTACTAACGGCGGCATTATTGATATTAGAGACTTCGTGGTCGAAATCAATATCTATGAAGATATGTTTTCTCCTTGTTTACATGGAAATGTGATTATCCGTGACACACAAAACTTGATAGAAAAGGTTCCTTTGATAGGCGACGAAATATTAACTCTGGATATTTCTACTCCTCAGTTAGCTCAGGCGCCCTACGACCCAACAAATAAAATACAAAAATCATTTGCTGTATATGCTATCAAGAATAGATTTTTGTCGAATGAAGACAAAGAACAATTGTATTCTCTGCACTTCATTTCGATGGAAGGTATGGTAGATAATATTTCATATTTGTGCCAGAAGTATGAAGGTACAACAGATGAAATAGCAGCCAAAGTTTTTGAGGATTCGTTCAAGGATATTCCTAGATACTTGAACGATAAAAACACAGCGGCAACTGCTCCCAAATCTGACTTTACTATCGGCGATACTCCACATACTTCTAAGGTTTCATTATTACCTCCTATGTGGACACCATTTCAAATAATGGGTTATCTATCAAAACGAGCATTGGGAACAAATGTTACCGATGCTCCGACTTTTCTATTTTATGAGACGACCAAAGGTTTTTACATGTGTTCTATAAACGATCTAATTAGATCGCAGATGTCAGTTGGCTTTATTATGTCGAAGTTGAAGTATCGTAAGAAATATGAGGCAGAACAACTAGGAGAAAATGCAATTCGTTTGGCGTATTCTCACGTTGAAAATCTAGAGTTTCTATCAAACGTTGATGTTCTTAAAGGTCAAGACTTGGGGCATTTTGCAAGCTCTCTTTTCACATTAGATGTAGTCAAGAAAGAATATGTGGCAACGTCATACGATCACGGGTTTGAGTTTCAGAAATATCCTCATTTAGGTAGTTATAAATCTGCGCCCGGTCAAACGGGTCTAGTTCTGGATGAAAGCAAGAAATATAATTCAATTTTTCCGGCTACAGTCATTCGCTCATCCGACAGTAAAGTTTTTATTGAGTCTATACATCCTGGTGTTCTAGATAGCTCGGATCCTGAATTGATGAATCTTCATCCTGAGAAATATGTTCAGCAAAGAAACAGTCTGTTTTCTGACATTTCTACTATGAAAATGAAAATTACTATTCCAGGTAGAACAGACATGGAAGTTGGTACAATCGTAGATTTTGATTATCCTTCCGTGGGGTCTGGTAGAAATGGTGAAACGGATGAGGACAGTGTTAGAGATATATGGATAAGTGGATATTATATGATAACTGCGATACATCATCAAATTACAAAATTGAGACATAATATGATTTGCGAAATTGCTAAGGATTCTTATTTGAAAGAACTTGTAGCCGAAGAAGCATCGGCTGCTCCTGCCGCCGCGCCAGCAACAACTAATCCTCCTTCACCGGCTCCAAGCAAATAAATAGATTAATGGAGTTACTTATACTATGATGGATAATAGAACAACTAATAATGTTGGTCAGTTTTACTGGTGGTTCGGCGTGGTCGAAGATCGCGACGATCCTTTACGCATCGGAAGATGCCGTGTTCGTATCATGGGTTATCACATAGATAGCACGGAGCTACTACCGACAG